AATGAAGCAAAATCTTCATCGAGAAGTTACTCGCCTGGTGAACTGAGGAACCAGTTCGTGGGCCAGGTTTTCGCATTCTGTGTCTCATTTATGTAAGACGTGGAGAGAAAGAACTGACGTATTTCGCGAGACGTTGGAAAGTGATCCAAGTCAAAAGGGAATAACGCCAAATCCGGAGAATTTCCGAATATTGCAGAGAGGCCAGCGCGGTTAGGCGAAAAGCCAAGGGACTTGTAGTAGTCGTAGATGTCTTTGAGGACCCAGAGGACACGTTTGTGATTAGCACAGCTTGCGTAAGCAAAGCCGATGGCTTGAGCCATTGTAATCTCAGGTGTGGGGTCGCGAGCTCTAGTGTGATAGAACTGAGCTAACATCTTGATCTCATCGCGATGGGGTAAACCATTGTGATTGCGATAAGATAATACTTCGCATCCGTTAAGGGAGTTGCGTAATTCAGATTTTGTCGGGGAGATGACGGCATTGAAATAGATCAAAGCCAGTTCAACGAGTCGAGACATAAAGGCATCGTGTTGATCGGGAGGGATCAAGCAGTAAAGACGGATGATTGAGTCATCGCCTTGTACTTTAATGATGCAGGCTTTGGGGTCAAAGCCGAGAGCTGAAAGCAAAGTTGCGAGCATTGTGTAGTTGTACCATGAATCCAGGAGCTGTGTGATGTACAGCCCGGAAGGGATGCCGGCGAAGCGTCGTCGATACATGTCACCGTTAGGTAACACAATCGGGGCCTGGAAAAGGTTTTCCAAGGTCCAAAGGAACAGACGTTCGAGTTTGAGAGCATGATTTGGTGACCATTGGTCTGAGACCGGATAGTCAACGGTAGGTACGTAGCCAGACGAAAAGTCGAGAAAGGATCGGACGCCTTGCATGATTCTATGAATCAGCGAGAAATAAGCGCGCTTGTCGAAGCGAGACCAATCGAGGGTAAGGAAACTCTTTCGTAAGAAAGCAGTGAATAGTAGACTGTTGAGTCTGAACCATCCGCCTGTGAAGGTTTCGTATCCCCATAGCATCGGGGTAACACCAGGGTTAAGTTTAACCCAAGCGATATATTCCCAATACAACATTGTGTCTGCGATTATCCAAGGCTTGGAACAGCCCCAGATGGTGCGCATCTTGTTGGCATCGTCACGTTTGACGATTGCGGTTTTCGTGTGGAGTAACATGGGAAAGACGAATCTGTTCTTCAAATACGGCGAGTTAGCCATATGTGCGAGGTCGGTGAACCCAGACTTGATGATATGATGCCAGCGACGTGTAAGGTCGAAGATCATTTGTTTCATGAAGCCAAATTTGGGAGGGACGAGCGCAGTGTGAAGCGTCGGATTGTCAATGTGATCGCCATAGCGTCGACGGAAGTCGGCTTGGTCGATGTGCTCATAGCCGCGGGTGTGGATGAAATCGCCAAAGGTTTGTCGATGTTCAAGGAAGAACTTGTCCGTAGAGAAAGGAGCTTCAGCGTTTACTTGCCATTTGTAAG